GAGCCTTTTTCCAAACTACCTGTCAATACACCAAATCGTACTGTTTGTGCTTCAATGTTTGCCGCAAACCTTACCCCTTGAGCCAATGCCGCAACCATAGTAGTTGTTACATACCTAGACATAGCTCGTCCAAATCGTATCATGGACTGACTTGCACTTGAGAAAGCTTTAGACAACGCCTCTATTTTCTTTCTCCTGATTTGATTTAACCCATTCTCTTTTGCAGTCATCGCTATTCTGTTTGCTTGTACAATTGCATCACGTTTCATCTCTAATGCCAAACGGCGCTCGGCAGTAAGATTCTGTTTCAACTCTTTTTCAACTTTATCCAACGCATCAGCATAATGAGTTGCTAGACTTGCGCCCAAAATACGTGCCTCTCTTAATGCTTTATTGGCGGCTGTGACTTTTTTTACGACATTGTACTCGTCTTGAATACGCTTAACAAGTGTCTTTATCTTGTCATTATAGGTTAGTATTGCTATACTCGCGTCTTTTAACAAAAACTTTGACTGTTTCTGCTGAATGTTTGCGAGTTTCATTAGTGCTGTTCTTTTAGCTAATACTGTGTTCCCACGTGCTTCAACAAGTGCCTTTTCTCTTAATGCTAGTGCCTCTGTTTTAAGTGCATCAGTGCTTTTACTAATAGCAGTACGTACTTTTATCAAGCGCTTATCATATGTTGCTAAAACACTACTAGCTCCATCAATAATACTATTCTCTTGTCGAAACATAACTGTGAGTTTAGCAACACCATCTTTAGCTACTTTTAACTCTTTATCCATTGTTCTCAGGGTTAAGTTGTATTTCTTCAATACATCATTAGCCTGTGTAATAATACGAGTTTTACTAGCTTCTTGATCTCTCCACAGTTTTTGTGCCTGTACGTTCTGTAACACCCCTGCGGTTGCTTTCTTTTGTGTTAATATAGCTATCTTTTCTTGAATCTCTTGACGTTTTAACGCATCGGTAGTCCCTTTGAGTGTCTTTTCAAGCATACCAATTGCCATATCTGCTTCTCGTGTAGCTTTAGCCCCTAATAGCTCATTTGCTGTTTTTGCATGCCACACTTCAGTAAGTCGTTTTACACCGGGGTTTAGACTGTCAATACGTTGATTCATTAGAGTAATAGCGTCACTATGTTCTTGGAATACCTGAAGTCCTGCTTTGAAAGTATTCTGCAATAATATCTCTGCTGAACGTACATTATCTATTCTCGCAACTTGCCCTTTTAAATGCTCATTGTGTTTTTGTGATTGTATGAGCTGACTCTCTGCAACACCAACACCTTTCTTTATTGCCGCATTATATTCATGTATCTTAGAAATATATGAAGCTTTTACACCTGCAAGCTTTTCTTCAATGCTCATAGAGGTTTTTTGAATTGAATTTAATTTTTCTAGTGCAGAACCGTATTGTCCTGCTTCTGAAGCGGCTTTAGTAAAAGGAGTCTTACCACCATCAGAAGATTTGTTCTTAACAGCATCTGCTTCTTTAGAGAGTTTTACGTATTCTTTTAAAGCTTTATTGGCGGCGTCAACACCAACTTTTTTTATCTCAAATATGAGAACATTTCTCTCTTCAGCCATAACCTACCCTTTATTTAACTAGAGGATTTTCGTTTCTCTTCTATTTTAGAAGCAACGAAACCATCTATCATCAACAACAAATTTGTCTCATACCTTCCTATTTCTTCATCCGTTAAGGTTCTATATGCAAGTATTTCACTACATTGCAAAGCCTCCCCTCTCCTAATTCTCCAATACATTTCCCAAATATCTGCATAGCATATAGGAGGGGATACCTTATCTAATAAAGTATCCCGTTTCCCTGTTGATTTTTCTACCTGTATAAGATGATCATATGCTATAGTACCGTCTTTTCTTGGGTACGTTAGTTCTATTTTTGCATCGACAGCCTCGTGTAATTGCTGTCTCAGCGAGCTAAAAAATGTTCACGCTCAAATACAAATTCGATAATCTGATCTCTGAACATCGGGCAATCTTCTAAAAATGCTGTTAACGCATTCACATCACCATTTACCACATCTCCACCTGCATATTTGAAATCAGTCCATGATTTTACACATGCGCCGATAAATACCATCGATGCCGCTTCTTTCTTGTGTGGTTTGACATTCTTAATCTCTAACACAGCATTGTATACAGCTCGTGCTTTTGAAACTTTCTTTGCATCAGCCCCATATAGAACGAAGTCAATTGGAACCTCTTCACCTGCTTCGACAATTATGCCAAAGTCGTCCATAAGTTTAAATTCTACGCCTTCGTTCGATAATTCTTTTACCGAAAATCCACTTAAATCTACCATCTGTTTCTCCTATTGTTTAATATCTATACCCACAAACTATGCCGTAGGTTGTCTCCTAATAATTATGTTTGATGCTTCTGTTGAGTCATCAAGTGCTTGAAAATTCATTGTGTTTATAACAGCTCCATCACTGTTGATTGGTGTATCCGCACTGGTGTATTTGATTCTTGGTAATGTAACAATAAATCCTTCTAAGTCATCATCTACTAGTCGTACCTCTAAACTAGATTCTGTTTCATTAACAAACTTGTTGTAAAGCGTCTGATCAGGAAAGTAATAAGTTATACTCCCTGTTACGTTTGATTTACCACTTGTCATTTGTGGACAAGTATTTGCCATTAATACAAAGTTTCGTTCAAATCCATTGTCTAAACTAATGCTTAATCCACTTGCAAGTGCGTTTGCGGCATTTGCTTCATTTATATACCCACTAAATCCATCAAAAGGTCTGTTGGTGCTTGTTGCTACAGGGGTTCCACTATGGTATGCTGATGTACTGTTTACCGCATCTTTGAAAAGCATCCCAAAGGAGCCTGTTACAATTGCGTTTGGATTGATGTCTAATGACAACGTGTTTACAATCCCACCCGTGTATTTCTGATATTCCGCTATGTCTGTAAAGGCCTTTTCAAGAACTAAACTTCTTACCGTTGTTCCTTTCTTGATTTCTCTTGCAGTTGTGTTGAAAACCCCTACATCTGCAATAGCAGTTGTAAGTGCTCCTGCTACCGTCATAGTCAATGCTGATAAAGCAGTTACATAAGTAGTTAAATTGTTTCCTGCTTCAACATCAAAAGTTGTGGTTGTTATTGCATCCCCAACTCTTACGCCGTCTGTTATCCAACTACCACTTGCTCTTACAAATGTATTTACTGTTATCGTAGCTACTACCGATACCGATAAATCAGTATAAGGTGCTGTCCATGGACTCCATGCCGCTAAATCTACTGTTGCTTCTGCATCTCCTACTGCCACTGTTACTAAACCGGTAATAGGTGAAAGCGTCATAGTCTCTTCAGTAACTGCATTTATAGTAAATGTGCCATTGTTTCCACCATCACTCCAACCCGTTGTAACTACTTTATCCCCTACTTCAAATCCCTTTGTTACAAATGTTTCACCTGTTGAAGTCATAACTCCTGTAGGTGCATCTATATACGTTGCTGTCATATTCGTAGTAGTAATACCATTTGCAGATAAATCGCTACAAAGTGCTAATGGCATCAATCTATCATATTCATCAAAACTTAATTCAAATCCCATGTCACCGGCAGGCTGTTTATTGCCTAACCGCATATCATGAATACCTCTGTCACCACGCCGTTCATCAGAAACAAAATTGTCTCGTACTAAACTAATGGAGTCTTCAGTATTCCTTATCTCAGCCATATTCAGAACACTAGGCCCTGAACCAAAGCTATCTTCTAATGTGTAAAATAGGTCTCTTTGTGACCCTGAACTAAAATCGCTCATGCTCTACCCCCTATGCTACTGCAACAATACGTGTAATCTGTATGTTTGTTGCTATCCCACCGTCAGCTACTGATTCATCATCAAGTGCTTGAAAATTCATAGTAATCATAACTGAACCATCACTGTTTACCGGAGCATCTGCACTCGTATATTTGATACGTGGAAGCCTAATTTTATATTTATTACCTGATGTTCCTGTATGTAAATCCTCTAAAGTAATTGTTAAGCCTGATTCTGTTTCATTTACAAATTTATCATACTCATCGGTGTCTTCAAAATATAATACCATACTGCCTGTTACATTTGATTTTCCCCATGTGACCTGTGGATTCTTATTACTCATTAATACAAAATTTCGTTCAAATCCATTGTCTAAACTCAGACTCAGTGAAGAAACAACTGCTATTGTTGTCCCTGCTTCTGTACCCTCTTCTATTGTACCTGTGAAACCATCGAAAGGTGTGTTGGTAGTTGAAGCCGCAGGGGTATCTACATAAACCCCCGTACCATTAGACATATCTTGAAAAATCATGCCAAATGAACCCGTTACCATCGCATTTGGATTAATATCCAAAGACATAGTGTTTACTACACCACCGGGATACAACTGATACTCTAAAATATCAGAAAAAGCTTTTACCACTGAATAAGAATGAAAAACAACACCCTTCTCCAATACATTAGCAGTAGTTGCCCCCCAATCACTACAAAGTGCACCTTCTAAAAAGTCATCAAATGCCTCATAACTAAACTCAAACCCGATATCCCCTGCGGGCTGTTTATTTCCCAACCTCATGTCGTGGATACCTCTGTCACCGCGTCTCTCATCTGATACGAAATTATCACGCACTAAACTGATAGAATCCTCAGTATTTCGTATTTCAGTAAATCCTGTAGCTACTCCACCTTCAACTACACCATATACTGTCTCTTCTTTATAATATAGGTCTCTCTGTGACCCTGAACTAAACTCACTCATTTTATGCCTCCAAAGCTAAAATTTTTATATTGATGTATATGCGTACCACCTAACATTGAGCGGCACAACATACCAACCTTCACCACTATATGGTGTACTTTCCCACGCCCTCTTACAAAATCCATTCTTATTGCCTAAATACTTTATGCAATTTTCATAGTTAACGCTTCAACAAAACTACCATCGCTTTCATAATCTAGTCTCACTGGTTTTACTGTCTCTCCACGTCTGTAATCGCTGTTCTTCAACGATATATTATCTAACATTTCATTACGAATGTTAATACCCGCATTCAAATCCCTGTCTATTTCATTACCGCAACCACATGAGTATATTCTATCACTTAAACGCATTTCATGCAATGCACCACAACTACTACATAATTTAGTTGATGGAAACCATCTGTCAATTTTATACACAACAGTATTATACTCTTTAGCCTTTTCTTCCAATTTGCTAACTAGACTCCCCCAATTAATATTTTGAATAGCATGTGATAATTTTCTATTCTTTCTCATTCCTATAACATTCAAAGTCTCTAACCCTATAGCTTGGTTTTCACTACAAAGTTTATTCACTAAATGCCATTGAAAATGACTCAAATAATTGTTTCTATATTCCCACAATTTATTTAATTGTAATTTACATTTTTCATACCTATTACTACCTAATTTCTTTCTTGATAAATGGCGATTTTGTTGTTTTATTTTATTCTCTATCTCTGCCATTCTGTCTTTTATGCCAGTGATAAATTCTCCATTACTACAAACTGCCAATTCTTTTAGCCCTAAATCAATTCCTACAACATTATCAGAAACTCTTTCTCTTTTTACATCACCACACTCGACTAAAATAGAAGCAAAATATTTATTAGTTCTTGTT